CCTCAATATTATATCTATTATGAAAAACAGATAAGGGTATTTTAACTACTTTCTCATCCATTGTTATTACTAAATATATTTAATAATCTTATATATAAAAATACGAGATAAGCGAATGGAAGACACCATAGGATATCCTATGGATACCATATAAAAATTATTTATATTATTATATAATATAGTATAATATATATTATGAGATTAGATATTAAAGATCAGTTTGTAGAGGAACTAGATGATATCTACAAGACTCATTTAATATATAGAACTATCGTCGTATGCAGTAATGATGACATAGACGAGTACAAGGTATTATTGGAAAACAAGGAGTTCAGCGTATATGTTGTGGATACAATCAAAAACATCAACTATGACGCGCTAGATCATAGGATCCTTCTAATAAAGTACGACTTGATAGAGGAGTTTTTAAATGATATTATCGAGAACAACATCAGCGACTTCTATACGTATATCGCATTCACGCACGACAATGCCAATATCAAGGAGATGATTTCTAAAAAATATCATAATAACTACGACATTATCAACAACATAATCTAGATAATCTAGATATTATATTTGTCTATATTAGGATAGAGTATAATCGTGTAGAAACGAATCGAATGACTAAACTTTCAAAGAGTATGGGAATGGGTGTAGGGATTAGCAGGAGCATAAATAGAGTTAGCAAGGGAATTGGCAAAGGTATAGGATTTGGATATGGAGGTGAGAAGGGCAAGGGTTCGAGTAATATCACGCTCCTTACTATTATAGTAATATCGACTCTGTGCGCCTTCGCCATTCTAATTTTGAATAAGGATATGATAAAAGAAACCTTCTTCAGTGGTTCGTCGGGAACGAAAAGATACAGCCTAGAATATTACTATATGGATACGTGCGTACATTGCTAAACTTTCAATAAAAAAGGCATTTGGGATGAATTGAGTAATATGACATTTAACAATGTAGAACTTAAAAAGTTTGACAATGTCTCAAATGCTGACCGTCTAAAGGTTATGGAGATTTCCAGTTTCCCGACATTTATTATGGTCGATAACCAGATTAGCAGTACGACACCAATTGACTCTTTCGAGGAAGAAAGAACCAAGGAGAAACTACTGGAGTTTATAAATAAATACGAGAATAAGAAGTAAATGACGAAGTGAATGACGAAGTGAATGACGAAGTGAATGACGAAGTGAATGACGAAGTGAATGAATAGAATATATTTATATAAGATAATATTAAAGTATCAATAATATACAGCAATTATGGGCGGCGGTATAACACAGCTAGTTTTAAGAGGACAGATGGATTCCTATATCAATTTGAACCCTTGCATTAATTACTATAAATATGTATATAATAAGCATGTCAATTTCTCTATGGAGAACAAGAATGTTATACCAGAGAATAACTCGTCTATAAATCTCACGAATATCGCAACCACAAAGGATATTCTTATGACGTTTAACATAAAGCGCTATGGCGATTTATTAAGCAATATGTACCTGACTTTCAACCTGCCTGACATATATTCCACGGATATACACAGATTTCGGTGGGTAAATAACGTAGGCCACAACTTTATTAATACGGCCGTCATAAGGGTTGAAGGGAGTATCATCGACGAGATATATGGAGAATGGATGAATATTTGGAACGAGCTCACAAACAAGGACGACGTCGAATATAACAAGCTGATTGGTAATATCCCAGAATATATAAATCCTAATAATAACAATACGAGGTATGTCATTCGAAACAACATCTTATACAACAAGGTATATCCGTCCGTCGAAAAAGATACGGAAGATGCAGATAATCCCTCGATTAAGGGGAGGACACTGCAAGTTCCTTTGAACTTCTGGTTTAGCCGCAATCCGTCGCTGGCACTGCCATTATACAAGATACAGAATCAGGAGATAAAGGTTGATATTCGCATAAATGATATTGAGAAACTCTATCAGGTCTGGAGCGATACGCTGAAACTCTATGTATCGCCTGTGTTCTATAATACCATATATAGTAAAGGTGCTGCCCCAGGATCATCTAGTACATCCATAAATATCACCAACTTTATAAAAAAACCGAGCTATATACAGTGTTCTCTAGATGTTAATTACGTATTTCTGGATAGCGAATACAGGTCGAGGTCGTTGCGCGATGAAGGAGTCGTCAAATACGTTGTCGATTATGTGAAGCGACAGACGTACCCCGCTTTAAATATCACAAGCTATGGCGGTAATTATACGCTTACAAACTCCTATAATCACATTAAGGAGATAATATGGGTATTACGAAGGTCTGATTTACCAGAGAGGTTTAATATACACGACAACTATACTGCTTCGCATAAATATAACGAGACAATGGGAATATTAGAAAGCGCGCAGATTAAATGGGCGGATACTATAGTTCGCGAAGACCAGAAGGCGTACTATTATAACAACATACAGCCCTATCAATATCATACGAATGTGCCACGGACGGGAATATACAGCTATTCGTTTTCGTTATTCCCCGAGAAGATAATGTGTGCAGGCTCCTATAATAATCAAATGATTACCACGTCGTTATATATGAATATTAACAACAGGGGCAATAGCGATGTTAAAAAGGACATAACGAGGAAAAACGAGTTTAAATACTTGTTCGAACTAATGAGGCGAAAGTCGATTCCTTATATTGACGAGAATGATGTGAAGCTCGATGTAATAGTATATTCGAAGGTTATCAATGTCTTCTCTGTAATTAATGGGACGTGCAATTTCGTCTGGTCTAGGTAGGTAGGTAATAGGTAATAGGTAATAGGTAATAGGTAACTAGCGAATCCCGTGTTAAATAATTTTTATATCCCTCTTTAATAAAAAGGAAAAAGGGAAACCCTCCGCTCTTTAATAAAAAGGAATGGATCTGCTCGTATTAATCCTAATATTACTATCAGGATACATTATAAAATATTTAATAGATACTATAAACTCTTTAAATAACGAAATAAGGGAGATTAAATTGAAATGTATTTCCAATTCTTCTAATAAGGAGCCTATTAAGTTCGACGCCCCGAGCGTTAAAAGCCCCACAGATAATATCAATGATTCTTTGATAAAGAATATCGTGTATTTTAAAGACTACTTTGATAAAGAGAAATAGAATCGAATCGAATCGAATAGAAGGGCTTGCAAGAGACTAGAAATATCAAACATTTATATAATTATATAAATAATAAACGCATATATATTTAATATAAGACATCGTGATGCCTAGAAAAGCTAAAACAAGCGACGATAATGCTAGCGATACAAAGAAAAAAAGAAACCTGATGAGTACGATAATTAAGGAGATATCCGCGGTTGATAACGAGGACATCATATTGCAGTTGCCTTTGACAAACGCTCAAATCAATAAGTTGAATATTACGGATAACAACACGAGTACCGAGTTCCCCGAACCCTATGAACCCAATTGTTTTTATATAAATGAAAACAACACCTATGCGGCTATTCAAGACAATATCATAATAGATAATAGCAATAGCGAGTATTCATTGAAGGCTTCTAATAAGGAGGAGATATTGAACTCCTGTAATAATTGCTATTGGTGCTGTCACCCGATTGTCGATAGGACATTTGGGATGCCATATAAATACAATATCAAAACCGATACCTATGTATTGTTTGGGAACTTCTGCTCGCTCGAATGTGCGAACGCCTATAACTTCTCTTCACATTGTGGGAGCGACAAGGTGTGGGAAATCAACAGTCTAATACAGATGTTAAGCAAACATTACGGATTCACGCACCCGATTCGCCCAGCTCCTTCTAGATTTCTACTTAAAATATTCAATGGCCCAATGTCAATTGAGGAGTTCCGCAAAGGGCATTATACAAATGATAAGACGTTCATTCTAAATCTCCCCCCGATGATTTCTACGAACTTTAGTTATGAAGTGGTGAATACCTCGTATCTTAATAATATAACGGATAATATGCATATTAAATTGGATAACCAGAATATTAAAAAAAGCAAGGTCGCGAGTACGAACTCGATTGACACGAAGTTGAGTATGTTTGTTTCAAAGTAGATGATTAAGTGATTGCATTATCGTATTATTTTTATTTAATATATTAAACATATAATACATATTTAACATATTTAACCTTTTTGAAATAAAAAAATGATATAAGGGCATACATCCTTATATATATGCGAGAACATAACACGATATAATATGAGTATTATCAACTGTAATGAAGGCAATAATACCAGTGGTACGGCGAGCGGCGGCGGAGGCAGCAGCGGAGCGAGCGGCACAGACATCTTCTTTTCACCATATAGGATATCCACGATTACGTGTAATGCAAACATCGGTAATAATCTCAATATAAATCTAGGGATTCTCTTTGATAATATCAGGGTGATCGATAATATTATTGGAGGGGAAGACAATGGTGTCGTATGGGTTCAGTTTATGAAGAACGGCGTAGATGCATCGAAAGGCGTGTATCCTAAAAAACGAAGGAAAAGCAAGAAGAACACGATGAAAAAGAACAGGTTTGATAATCAGGTTACAGTTATTTATAAGTTTAGCGATAAATATATACCGAATGTGAAGATATTTAAGAACGGAAACATACAGCTTACAGGTATCAAAGATATTAAGGATACCGAGCATATCGTCAATCATATTATCGAAGACATCACCATGATATATAATAATATCGACAAAAATATCATCGTGAATCCCGAGCCCGACTATAAACTGGATTTGAAATATCAAAACTTCAAGATAAGGATGATTAACACCGACTTCAAAGTGTATAGCGATCCTGGACTTACAAAGGGTTTTGAAATTAGAAGGAAGGAGATACACAAGCTATTTATTGGTGACGAGCATAATAACAAATGTAGTTTTCAACCAGGCATATATCAAGGAGTCAAGTTAGAGTACTTTTGGAATATCAATAATAAAAATAAGAACGGGATCTGCTCGTGTCCTAAATATTGTTATGGTAAAGGTTCGGGGCAAAATATTGGGGAATGTAAGAAGGTCACTGGTGCTTTGTTTGAAAGCGGTAGCGTATTGATTACGGGCGGTATCACGTTCCAGCAGGTTGATGAAACCTACAAATACATCTGTGACTTTTTAGAAAAACACAAAGAAACAATTAAAAAACCTTCGCCGACTACTGCTAATGTCCCTGTGCCTTTACAAGTTCCTTTAGCAGTTTCCTAATCTATATTCGCATTCGTATGACAGGAGAATGTATATGTATTATTCGTTTCAGGTAAAATATTTAAATTGTATTTTTTATATGCATCGCTATTTATGGTATTATTCCCAGGTCTATTATAAGACGGTATATGATGACTGGCGTAAAATTGAGAACTGTAAGCTACGGCATCTGGTTCAATTCGTGGAATCACATAATTATTGCCCCATGGCTTCTTATCAAACAAGACGTCGCCTGTATATAACCCAGCGTTTTTTAATGGTTCAGGAGCTTTCACATTAGGACTATAATCTAGCTCCGCATACATTAGTTCATTCTTCATTTTTTTGTATTTATTCTATTACAATAGAAGGAATAAAAAATGCCGCAAATGTCTCTATTATAAGGGATAAAGGATAATGGTTATTGGTTAATGGTTATTGGTTATTGGTTATTAGATAAAGAATATAAAGAATAAGACACTTACATATAACTATACACATATTATAAAATAAAAAGAATGAGTTCAAATAAAAAAAGAGGCGGCGATTGTCAATCTGGTGGAGCAAATAATAAGAAAGTAAATACTGGTCTCGACTTTTTAAGCGATGGTTTGGGTAATAAGGAGATTAAGGAAATCGTTCAGGATATTATGAGCGTTATTCACGAAAATAAAGGAAAGATGCCGCATGCCAATATAGTTAATAAGATGACACAAGATGAGAAGTACAAGTTTTTCATTGAAAGGTATCCTATGCTGTTTGAGATGGTGTCAAAAGAGTCGGGGTTTGACTACTCTAGTTTAGAGTACTTTTTATCTATGCGCGAAGAGATTATCAAGAAAAATATTACGAGCGAAGAGGCGTCCAAACAAGTAGGCCAAGTATGGTTTGACAAATACTATAAAAAACCTGAAGCGAAGTAACGTAGCAGGCGAAGTAGCGTAGCAGTCTTCCTAATCTTTATTTTTATCCTTAAATAAATAAAAATTGATATAAGAGATTGAATATATGTAATTATACAATCACCTCGTGTCCAACACGCGATCAATTCGCGTCTAACTTCGTCTAAACTCATTTACTTCGTTTGACTTGAATCCCAATGACTTCTGCTATCACTGCTGTTCGATTTCCCACCAATCTTTACCAACTTATTGAAGAGACATTCTCCCTTTACCAGATGAATACTGGATGTGAAGCAAATCCCGAGACTGACGTTACTGGCGCGAGCTATGCAAACTGTCTTATTTCGCTGTTGAAGAAGTATCACCTGTGGCCGATGATGAAAGTTAAAAAGTTCAAGGGACGCAGCGATATCGTCCTTCTTCACAATACCTATATTAGGAACAATGTAGATGACTTCAAGGAACTTTACGAGCAATGTAGGAGCGTCGTCCTAGACTTCAGCCTCGAATGTAATTATAATATCGTCGTGACATATGCCAATTCGATTCCCGAGAGAATCGCCTACGACACCTATATTACATCGCTATTTTCGCAAGATGACAAGATATACGAGGCCTACGACGGTACTATTATCACAGTTTATAATTACAAAGACGAGTGGTACTTCGGTACTTCCAGTTGTCCCGATGCAAATAGCTCGAGGTTCTCGCATCCTACAAAGAAGCACGGCAATATGTTCGACGAAATCTTATACAAATACTTCAACGGTCATATCACGGCGGACTCCGGCGATACGGAGGATATGTCTGCAAAACTGCGCGGGTTGTTCGTACAACATTTGGACCCGAATATGGCCTACGAGTTTATTATCGTCCATCACGAAAACAAGCACATTATCGACTATACGGGTCTTCTAGGCGATAATTATATGGAGATGTTTCACATTAATACCAAGCAACGTAGTTCGCTCGTAGAGAATGACATTATGTCGTCTATTATCCCGTCACTATTAGAACTTGGTGTTAAATATCCGCAGCCGTTTAGCAATATTCAAGAAGCCTACGCGCATATTAATAGCAACCCATTTAGTTATGGATTAATTGTCAAGAAGATCCAGGAATCTGGCGGCAGCAGCGGCAGCAGCGGCAGCAACGGCGGCGGCGGCAGCAACGGCAGCAACGGCGGCGGCGGCAGCAAGGTCAAATTGTATAAGATATCTACGGATGCTATTAATTATCGCGAGGAGACCGATCCGTGCCATCCAAATGTTTGGATGAATATCCTGTCGGTCTATATGAAAAATAAAGCAGAATATACGGTCAAGGATTATATCGCCAATTATAACCCGAATATTAATCTGCCTGTGGATAATAACGGACAGAGATTAGACCCAACATACCTAGTGCATACTATTATATCTACGATTAAGGATAGCCTGTATAATTATTATAGGGCGACGACGATGTATTACCCGAAATATAACCGCTATAAGATGAATAAGGATATGGATAAGCAGTTTCCGCCAATTATCCAGTATCATCTGGCGCAACTTCGGAATCTGCAAGTCAATACCTATAAGACCAAGATAATCAATATGGGTAATGTGTATCACTACTTGTGCCAATGCAATGACGTGAATAACATTAAAACGCTTATCCAGTTCTTCGCTTCGAACCCAATTAACGAAATGTCCCCGAGAACATCTATGTGCTTCGCCATTATGACAAGCTTAATATCCTAGATTCTATTCCCTAAAAGCCCATTTCTAATCCTCAATTCCCATTACCCGCCCTTAATTATTTTTTATATTTATTTTATAAATTAAAATAAAAATCGCGCGTATATATAGAAAGAATAGTTATATATGGATCCCGAAGGATTATACGGTGGTGCTAAACGTAGAGTTAAGAGAGTTTCAAGTGTAGCCAAGTCTGCTGCCAAGGCGAAGCCTGCTGCCAAGCGTGTAGCTGCCAAGGCCAAGCCTGCTGCCAAGGCCAAGCCTGCTGCCAAGCGTGCCGCTGGCGTTAAAAGACGTCGTGTTTTTCACAAGAAGTTATTGACGAAGTTCGGTGGGTTTTTAGATGAACTGTATGTTGATGGTGATAAACAAGGCGCTGACGCTAACGCTGGCGTTGAAAAGTTAGTTCAACAATTAACTCAACAATTCCAGAACAATGTTGAATCCAGGAGCGGAATGGCAGGTGGCAAACTTCGTCGCAAGAAGCCCTCCGCTGCTTCTGCTTCTGCGGTCAAGAAGCCCAAGAGATATCGCAAGAGGACTCACGGTGGCGAAGGCGATGGCGAAGGCAAAGATGCTGAAGGTGCTGGTGCTGGCAACAATGATGCTGAAGAAGCTGGTGCTGATGCTGAAGAAGCTGGCGAAGGTACTGGAGAAGGCCCCAAAACAGGTGGTGGTTATCGCAAAGTGAAGCGTGTTGTTCGCAAGGCTCGTGCTTCATCACCTACTCGCAAGGCTCGCGCTTCATCACCTACTCGCAAGGCTCGTCCCGCTCGCAAGGCTCGTCCCGTTCGTCGCCGAAGCGCTTCACCTGGCCGCCGTTAAATGTTAAGGACATTAAAAGGCTAGTTATTTTTTTATAATATATATTAAAAATTGATTGAATAATATATATAAGATAGATTTATTATAGTTAATAAAGATAAGAAAGATAATGGCCGCTTCATTACATTCTACCACTACTTTTAAAAATTATACCTATGATGACGCATCAGTTTGCCACAGTTTCGAGATAAACAATATTGATCTCGCGATTATAAATGGGATTCGAAGGGTTATTTTGACGGACATCCCGATTCCTGGTATTATTGGGGAAAAGTTAGAGAACGACGACCCAAGCGTCGATGTTGTAATAAACAACGGGGCGCTTCACAACGAGATTATAATTCATCGCATCGGTCTCATCCCTATATGCGTCAAGGAGGACGAGATAGATAGCTATGTCGATAATAGCATACAGATTGAACTGAATGTAAAGAATGTCACAAATAAGACGTTAGATGTTACCACAAATGATATTACTGCTACTCGCGGAGCTGTTAAAATAAGCGACAAGGAACTCAAAGATATGTTTCCTGCAAACAAGATATCCAAGGACTATATCTTAATTACTCGATTGAGGACAGGGGAACATCTGCATTTTAAGGCGAAAGTCGTGAAAAGAAAGGGACGTGATAATGCATCTTTCAACCCAGTATCCTTGTCGAACTTCTCGTATATCCAAGATCCCAAGGAAGCTGATAAGAAGAATAATATTTTAGACAAGGAACGATCGTATTATAAGAATCATTATGGCGACCCTGTGCGATTCAAGTTCGACATTGAGAGTATTAATCATAATATTGGCCCAAAATACCTGGTTTCTAAATCTCTAGAAGTCATTATGAATAAGCTGGAGGTTCTTAAAAACGAATTGAATAGCGAATCTTCAGACAAGGTGAAAATACAGCAGTTTCAAGATATCGAAAGTACCTACGAGTTCATTATTGAAGGCGAAGACGATACGCTTGGTAACATCATACAATCCTATATTCACAACAAGTATATTCGCGAAAATAGTAAGTTTAGAGACAAGATAGTATGTACTTATATTGGGTATATTTGCCCGCATCCGCTAAAGTCCATTATGACTCTACGGATATCACTTGAAAATGTAAGCACTGGAGCTGTAGGAGCGGCGTCCAAAATATTCGCAACGTTCCTAGAAGAGAACTGTACGAATATTATAGAAGAGCTATCCAATATTAAAAACGAATGGACGAAGTTCGCTATTACGAATATCAAACCAGTGTAATACAGTCATCATATCATATCATATCCCTTAATACGTCTTTACATCCTTATAGTCCTCGATATTTTTTATTTTTTCTAATAATAATATATATTATTGTAGTAAATAGAAACATAGTTCTAATGGCGGCGAATAGAGACATTCTCAAAGATATAGAATACATAGATGAGGAATTGGATGACATCGAATATACCGAGATTCTTTCTTTTGAAGAGATGAGTAAAATCAACCCGTCATTTATCGCTATGGATAAGGAGGATATATATAATAATTTATATAATTTTTTTAAAGATAAGAAGAAGACTGATTTAGTGAGAGGTTTATTCTATGAGATACTTAAAAACCGTGATAGTAAAAATGGCAAGATTGAAGGTAACCCCAATTATATTTTTGCAGTCGAAGGTGAAATAGAAAGATATTGGGAAGACAATACAAAGGACGCCTATTACAACTTCATAGGCCAATATAATAACAAGAGCGACCTTCACGAGTTTGTCAAGCGGAAGTTATGCATTTCCTATGACCGGAAATCTTCCAAGATTCGCTTAAAACCCACGCATAATACGACAACTATAATTACAGATACCGACACCGATTACGGCTCGCTACTTAAAGGAACTGATTACCCTAAATATTACCCGATTGTAAGGGAGTACCCTGTCATTAATTGCGCGAGCACCGATAAGGTCGAGAACCTGTATGATATTAATGACGAAGGCGACATAAGCCTCCCGGTGGTCGGGGCGTTCTACAAGATACCTACGGCGATCGCGAGCGATTATATGTATGCGAAAATCGCTTCGCATTTATTCAACAGCGTGAATACCAACTATAGAGATGCAAAGAATCACAATGATATTTATGAGTTAATTAAGAATATTCGCCCTGATATCGAGATGTCTATTGACGAGATAGAGAAAAATAAGGACAGTTTTTACCTCGACTATGGTAATATCAATAATATACTGAAGAAATACGACTATTCGCTGGACTTTATTACCGAGAAAGATTTGGATGTTCTAACTGCCTATATGGATGGCGTTGTAAAGGGCGAGAAGGAGCGAAAGAATACCTATGGCGCCTTCAAAGTCAAACGCCCTGAACTAAAGAATAAGAAGCTGACGTTTTTTGACAATATAGACAAGATATTGAAGGTTATCAATATAACGCCGCAAGTCATCTCGTTTCTTGAGAAAACAAAGGAGATTATACATAAATACAAGGATGACATCATACAGAGCGACGTGGTGCCCTTAAGAAACTATAATATTTTTGATATCATAAAGCAGATTAATGAGGATTCGATAACGATCGAGGATGTACTAGATGAGCTCAAGCTATCTATAAAAACTATCGCGATAGATAATACTCTTGCGACCATTAACGATATATTGGATGCGAAAGAAAATATAGCCGATATTAAAGAGGATTGCGAGAAGGTTAAAAGAGACTTTATATATTCCCGAGAGCATATATTTGGATATGATGCGGATGGTAAAAAATATGTTATATCAAAGCGAGAGAACAAGGCGATATGCGATGGGAACGACATAGATAATTATGAGGGCATTGATGACGACGACGATATTATTGATGACGATAGCAATGGGGCTGCAAATGTAGCGAATGCAGCGAATGCGGCGGATGCAGCGGATACGGCGAATACTGGCACTGGAATCGGTGTGGTTAATAACTATGACTTAAACAGATATATTGCAAATATTCACTTTAAAAATGAAAAGGGGTTTATTGAAATGTTAAGAATAATTCTAGAGATGACTAAAAAGATTAACGATGTCGCCAATATTGATATTGACTACGACGAAATATCGGGCTATTTATTTAAAAAATATCGCGGCGTATCTACAAGATATGATAAATATTTTAAAGAGTTTGAAAAAAATAACATTGACGACGCAAAGAAGTATGCGAAGAAGTATGCCGAACTTACGCCGATTCACATACTATATGCAAAGCTATCGAAACAGGCATCGCAGGCTGATAAGCGTCTTGCAGAAATAGTCAAGAAGGTGAATGAAGAGGTTATCGAGACGATTAATATAATATTCTTTAATACGATATGCTTCTGGGTTGTAGATACGCAAGAGAAAATATTAAAAGGCAGCGTGCAGCTTAATATGAACTATTTGAATCCCAACCATATTGATAAGCTCAATACAAGAGGACTGCTATATTATATCATAGAGATTATAAGCGACTTCTTTAAATACAATGATGAAAACGTATATATTATAAATATTAAGGAATTGCGTAAAGGGCTTCTGCATATACTTGAGAATGAGTACAAGGGCACCGACGATGCGGTATTGAGCGAACTTATGAATAAGAAGGGAGCTGAAAATAAAAACAAGTGCTCGATAGAGAAATATAAATATACGGACGACGAACTCTATTATATTGATAAGCTGCTATATACGCCTAACAATTCAAAATATGAGAAGATACACAAGTATATTCAAGGATGCTGTCTTCGTAAGCTAGATATTGACTTTAATGACATATCTGATTTTGTTGCTAGCAATAATGGCGAGATAATTAAATTGAAGGAGCAGTATTCCAAAGACCGCCTCATATCAAAAACAAGAGATACCCGATTCACGCCTCCAAAGATTAATAAGAAAGCTCTAGAAGCGAAAGCGGCGAAAGCAGCAAAGGGACAGAAGGCAGCAAAGGGACAGAAGGCAGCTAAAGACGTAAGTGACGTAAGTGACGCAAGTGACGCGAGTAGCGATGACGAAGACATATATGTTAAGGAACTGAAGGAAAAGAATAAGAATGTTCGTTTTATCTTAAAAAAGCCCTATACATATAATATTAAAAAGTACAGCGTTGATTTGTGGTTAGAAAGTATGCGGGACAAAAGCGACCTATTACCGAACCATTTAATAGATAATATAATAAATTATGATAAGGACGCTATCAATCTAGTAATAACCGAGAATATCAAAAGGCTCACAAATACTAAAAGTAATTTAAGTGCCGACTTTTTAAATTGCAACTATATTAATTACAAGGAGATTTTACTTAACATCTGTAAAATATTATATACCAATGTCAATTCGTCTTCCAAATACAATAGCAACGAGCTATTAAAGAAGAAGGCTATGAAGGCCATTAAAGTGATACGAAAGATGTCAAAGTGTCTCTTTAATCTAAATAAAAATTATGACACAGAGGAGGCCTATTTAATAAAAATGTGTAATCTATTAATTATAAGTAATGCATTCAATTACCCTGATTTATCTGGTGTGGAGAATATTCCTAAAGACTTTATAGCATATAACGCCCAAAAACTCAATGAGTACTTAAAGGATTATTTAGGAGGTAAATACAATAGATTCTTGACACCCGAAGAGATTGAACTATTTATCAACGAAAAACGTGAAGAATATAAGAATAAAAAACTGAAGGCATATGAAGATTTAGATGTTGAAGAAAATGATATTCGCAGACAAGCGAAGGCTGCAGGAATATTAATAGACACTCGTGATTCTAATGAGGATGGGGAAGACGGAGCAGACGGAGCAGACGGGGACGATGGGAAAGGCGCTGGTATAACTGGCAGAGCTAGCGGAGCTAACGGAGCAGACGATGGAGACATAGGAGCCGCTTACAAAAATGATGATAAAGACGATGATTATAATAGCAAGGATAACGACAACTATAATATATACGATGACGACGACTATGATATATAATTAAATGATAAGTGTTACTGGTTACGGTATTTGCTCTGAAATATTTGTAGTAATCGCACTATTTTGTTTAATTACAATTTCTGCGGAATTGGAAGAAACAGGTCTCTTAAAATTGGTGTTGTTCCCTATGGTACCATTCAGCTGCAATGGCAGATGCCTGTTTTTGAAACTTTCAACCACTTGCAATTTATATCTGTTGGGTATCTCCTCAAACAATATATCATTTATGAGATTCTCGTATTTTAATGCCAATAAACTAAACTCATTATCGGTGATTTCATCATCATTTTCGATCTGTCCCGCTAATAATAGGAATTGTTGCCCTAATCTGCGGAATAAATCGCATTTCTCGCTGGCCTTTATGCTGTTATTAAGCGACATAATAAGGACGCTAATCGCATTCACCACGATATTTGGTATCTTGACTTCGTTGGCATCCTCGCTAATACTGTTAATGATACACATTGCCGACGACGTAAGAACCAGAGGTATATTAAAGGCGAACTTAATCATAGACCAATAGCCGCTCGCTTTACTACATAGCAATACTAGCGCCTCTGTCTTTGATAACAACTTCTCTATTTTGTATGCCAAGTTATGAGACATCTTGTATTCTTGTTTTTCGTTCATTCTACTTTATAATAATTATTATAAATATTATAAATATTATAAATATTATAAATATTATAAATATTATAAATATCAAAAAAAAGAAAAATATACGGAGCTGTCTTTAGTCGTGTAACCGAGAAGACAAATAGTCTATTGTCTCCTGTTGCCTATTTATTTTATTAGTCAATTCCTGGATTGACTTCGTTAAAAGCGGGATAAGAGACATATACTCAATTGTATAATTATTGGTATCATTAAGAGGCACATTAACAGCTTCGGGAACCAGGTTATATAAATCTTGGGCGATAAACCCGAAGCTCCTTTTACCTCCTTCATTCTGGTCGATTGTCAGGTATGACACTGGGTCTAACCTATTAATTATCTCAAGCGAACTATCGACCGTCTTAATATCCTTTTTATATCGCCTATCACTTATAGTTGAATAGTTGGTAGCGTTAATCGTACCATTTACGTCCAATTTAGATACTGGATTCGTAGTGCCAATACCTACATTATTATTATTGAAAATGTTTATGATAGAGTACTCCGCAGGTTCGTAAGGTGTCCCAAGTTGCCATATTTCTTGGGCGTTCCACGAGGATGATAGAACGGCACTATTAGAATCGTTGTAGGTCGCCGGCCTATTCAAGTATATTTTACCTTCCTGTGAGTTGTCCCCCAATATAGAGCACCATTTCGCAGTATAATATACGAAGTCGCTAGATGTTCCAGGTAAATCAAAGAACGACCCTGATATATTTGCCACAAAATACGAGGATGTACTGGATTCCGCGCCGAGATTGTGCGATAGCCAGCAAGACGTCCCTTGGTTATCTATTAAATTATTACCATCAGCATCTGTTATATGCGTCCAAGTGCCCCCTTCGCCTATCTTGCGATACAAGCGGAGTCCCCACCATCTCGCATCAGTCCCATAATCAATACCAATATGACACGAGAGATGTATCAAGACCTTCGAAGACGGATGCGTCGGTTTAATGCGGACACAGAATCCTTGGATCTTTTCATTTATAATGTTCGTATTATTATCTATAAACTGCCAGCCGTTCCCTGACTTTATTACAATATTCCTATATATATTAAAGAGCGTCTGTATTGACATATTTTGGCAAATGACCGCATTCTTCGGTATGAAGGTCGTCTCAAGCTGCCATATTTCTTGGGCGTTCCAGGAAGACGAAAGAACTGCGCTATTGGCGCCATTAGAACCATTGGCATTATTGTATGTCGCCGGCCTATTAAGATATAGCTTGCCATTTTGCGTCGAGTCCCCGAGTTGCGAGCACCACTGGGCTGTATAATATACATAGGTATCCATTGCATTTGGAACGTCGTAATATGCACCTGACACATTTGCTATAAAATATGAGTATGTACTAGATTCGGCGCCAAGATTGTGCGATAGCCAGCAAGGAGTTCCTGCGCTGCCGCTTCCTGCGCTGCCGCTTCCTGTGCCGCCAGTACCATCAGCATCCGCTATATGAGTCCAAGCGCCATCTTCGCCTATCCTGCGATACAAGCGGAGCCCCCACCATCTCGCATCCGTCCCATAGTCAATACCTATATGGCACGTTAAATTGATTAGGACTTTCGAAGAATAGTGATTCGGTCTTATGCGAACACAGAATCCCTGGATATTGTTATTGACGATACTTGTGTCATTATCTATAAACTGCCATCCGCTTCCAGTTTTCTCTACAACACTCTTATAAATGGAGAACTGGGTTTGCGTCGGCGTATATTTTGTTACAATGCCGCCCTTGGGGAAATATGAGGTCTCCAGTTGCCATATCTCACTGACATTCCAAGAAGACGACACGACAGGGGCATTTAAAGAGCTGATTACAGCGGGTCTATTAAGATATAGTTTGCCATTTTGCGTGTTATCGCCAAGGAGAGAGCACCACTTCACCGTATAATATATGTAGTCCTCGGATATTCCAGGGATATCATAGTAGGCGCCTGATATATTTGCTATAAAATACGAGTAGGTGCTAGATTCAGCACCGAGATTGTGCGAGAGCCAGCATGTAGTCCCGTTGTTGTTATTGTAATCGGTACCGTCGGCGTTTGATATGTGCGTCCATTCGCCCGCTTCGCCGATCTTGCGATACAAGCGGAGCCCCCACCATCTCGCGTCAGTAGCATAGTCGATACCAATATGACAGTTTAGATTAATTAAGATTTTTGAAGAATAGTGGTTCGGTTTAATGCGGACACAGAATCCCTGGACTTTCTCATCTACGACATTGATATTCTCGTCGATAAACTGCCAGCCGCTCCCAGTTTTCTCAATGACATTTTTATACATATTGAATTGGGTTTGTATGGGGCTGAATTGTGATAATATGGAAGAGCTGCCAGTATATGTCTTGCCGTTGGGATAAATCATACCATTTTTATATATGTCGCCCGTAAAATTGACGTCGCCAGTAATATTTAAACTGTTGTTTAAAGTCGCCAAGCTATTTACTGTTAAGTTTGAATTGACTACGAGGTTCCCCTGAACTTGAAGATTACTATTATATCGATTCTCTATTATAAAGCGGTTCTTCTCACCTTCGACAATCTTATCGGTTGTTATCTCGTTGATTCGCTTCTGTATTATATTGCTTGTTGTCTCCACATAATTGCTCGTATTTATATCATTAATACTTATAGCTTCATTGGCCTGTGATAAACCATCCCCGAGGTTTGAACTCGTAATCGTGATATAGTTGATTTGGGTGACTGTCGCATTGTTTATCTTGTCAATTAGACTTTCCTCAATCGCCGACACATAATTGCTCGTATCCCATATAACGTCCCTATTATTCTTTTTATATACGCCTTCGCCAGTGATATGCACGTCGCCGTTATTGGCAATCCTGAAGACGCCAGTATTCATATTTGAGGCGATAAAGATATCCCGGTCTGCAGTATTTTGCTGTATAACTATAGCTGTTGATGCGTTGTCATTATTCACAACTTCCAACCTTTCGGTCGTATATACGGTCGTGTCAAGTTGCGTGGTATCGCCTAGAACGATTAAGTTGGAGTTGATTGTTAAGGTGCCATTGATAGTTAATGCATCGTTATATAGGTTATTTACAATGAACTTATTAGCAGCTCCACCTTCCTCCGTAATCATATCCGTTGTCAAATCGGTGATTCTTTTAGATATCAGGTTGCTCGTCTCCAACACATAGTTGCTCGCATTAAGGTCATTTAAGCCCGCTTTATTCACCAAAGTATTGCTAGTAGCCAACACGTAGTTGCTACTATTCAAATCATTAAAGTCGGCTTTGGCTATCAAAGTATTGCTAGTAGCCAACACGTAGTTGCTCGCATTAAGGTCATTAAAGTCGGCTTTGGCTATCAAGGTATTACTAGTAGCCAACACGTAGTTGCTACTATTCAAATCATTAAAGTCAGCTTTGGCTATCAAGGTATTACTAGTAGCCAACACATAGTTGCTCGCATTAAGGTCATTAAAGTCCGCTTTGGCTATCAAAGTATTGCTAGTAGCAAAAACATAATTACTACTATTCAAATCATTAAAGTCCGCTTTGGCTATCAAGGTATTACTAGTAGCCAACACGTAGTTGCTACTATTCA